CCCTTACGATGGTCTTGTTATCACAACAAAAGGTCAAAAAGAAAACTGGTACGATACTGATAAAGAAATTCAAGACTCTGAATTAAAAATACAGTATCTTAATACTTGTATAGATACTTTAACAGAAATTGTTAATAATATTACATGGAGACACCAGACTATTAGTAATATGATAAAGTGGAGGCAGTTTGAAACTGGTATTTGATGAGACCCGCAAATACTATTCAAGTTGGTCTCAAAGACCATTCCATGATGTTGATAGACTGCGAAGGTCATCAACTCAAAGAACTATCTGAATACTTTTCTTTTTTCGTTCCTGGCCATAGATATATGCCTGCATTTAAACGCAGAGTATGGGATGGGAAAATTCGTTTATTTAATCAAATGACTCGTGAACTCAACACGGGTTTATATCCACATCTTAAAAAATTTGCATTGGATAGAATGTATCCCGTACAATTAGTAGACAATGATGAATATGGACATCCCGAACTAAAAAATAAAATTCAACACAAATCCCTTGTCAAATATCTTGACAGTCTCGATGCACCGTTTGAGATACGAGATTATCAGTACGATGCGATATCACATGGTATAGAAAACAAAAGATGTTTATTACTCTCCCCTACTGGAAGTGGTAAGTCGTTTATCATCTATAATTTATTACGTTGGTACTATGACAATCATGACAAGAACATGTTAATTATTGTTCCCACAACAAGTTTAGTAGAACAATTATATAAAGACTTTTATGAATATGGATTTGATGTAGAGAACGAAGTACACCGTATCTATTCTGGAAAGGATAAGATTACAGATAAAAGAATTATTATTTCTACATGGCAATCTATCTATCGTCTTAAATTTGATTGGTTTGAACAATTCGGTGCGGTCTTCGGAGATGAAGTACATTTATTTAAGGCCAAGTCATTGACGGGTGTAATGAACAAATGTAAGAATGCAGAATATCGTTTTGGTACTACGGGTACACTGGACGGTACAGAAACAAATAAATTAGTATTAGAAGGATTGTTTGGACTGACACATAAAGTAATTGCAACCAAAGACTTACAAGTGCGTGGTACACTTGCGGGTCTTGATATTAATGTTATACTTCTTCGATATCATAATGATGTATGTCATTTATTAAAAGGTAAGACTTATGCAGAAGAAGTAGATTACATTGTCCGACACGAGAAAAGAAATAATTTTATTAAGAACTTAACATTAGATTTAAAAGGGAATACACTGGTATTGTTTCAATACGTAGAGAAACATGGTAAAGAGTTATTTGATATTATAAGAAAAGGTGCAGACAAAGACCGAAAAGTATTTTATGTATCTGGTGAAGTAGATGCAAAAGACCGAGAACAAATACGTGGTATTGTCGAGTCGCAGAAGAATGCAATCATTGTCGCATCATTAGGAACATTTAGTACTGGGATAAATATTAAGAACTTGCATAATATTGTTTTTGCAAGTCCAAGTAAAAGTCAGATAAAAGTATTACAATCAATTGGTCGTGGATTGAGACAATCGGATGACGGTAGTAATACAACTTTGTATGATATTGCGGATGATATGCATATTAAGTCGCATAAAAACTTTACATTAAGACATAGTGGAGAAAGAATAAAGATATATGCAAAAGAACAGTTTCCCTATAAACTGATTCCTATCGATTTAAAAAATGATAAATAGAAGTATGGACGATATAAAAGAAAGACATGTCGGTGATGTCCGACAATTTAAACTTGCATCTGGTGACGAGATTATTTGTGAAGTAATTGAATGGAACGACCCATACAGTACTGATGCAACTCGCCAAGAAGAAATTATAATTAGAAAATCCGCAAAAATGGTTTACATGAAATCAACTACGGGGTTTCCTTTTTATACAATGAGACCTTATATGGTATATCAAGACAGTCTCACTAGTGTTATTGCATTGAATTCTTATCATATCGTAAGTATTGCAACTCCACCAGATTACTTAATTATGCAGTGGGAAGAAGCACTTGAAGACATGCAGGCTACTCATGAAGATAGAGTTCGCAACTGGAAAGATGCGGAAGCAGCTACTCGTGAAGGTAGAATTCAAGAATATGTTGATGGATTAGTTGAAAAAATAAAAGAAGATAATGAAGAAGTCATTGATAAAATGGGTAAATTATTATTCTTTCCTACTCGTGACGAGGACGAAAAATTACATTAACATATACGGCGGGGGCGATGTAGCCAAGATTATATATGATAAAACAAAAAATGTCAAGAACTATTTTAATGATTGACTAAATATGTTTTGTAGAGTATAATACACAACAATTAAATATGGATATATTATGACAGAAAAAATAAAACCACAAGATAAACCACACTATGTAAATAACAAGGAGTTTTCTCTTGCGGTAGTAGATTATTGTAATAGATTACAAAAAGCACAGAAACAAAAATCCAAAAAAATTCCAATAGTAGATGATTATATTGCAGAATGTTTTTTAAAGATTGCAGAAGGATTATCACATAAATCAAATTTTATTCGATACACTTATCGAGAAGAAATGGTTATGGACGCAGTAGAGAATTGTTTAAAAGCAATTAAGAACTATGATATTGATACTGCAACAAGAACTGGTACACCAAATGCATTTGCGTACTTTACGCAGATATCTTGGTATGCGTTCTTGCGTAGAATAGATAAGGAAAAGAAACAACAAGATATTAAATTAAAATACATGGCAAATATTGATTATGATGAAGTAGTTGATAATGCAAATGGAAATCAACAATCAGACGAAGCGGGACAACATTTAGTTGACACTCTTAGACAAAAAATAGATGATATTAAAGGTGTAGACCGTTATTGGAAAGATGTAGTGACCGAAGAAAAAAAGAAAAGAAAGAGACGTGCGGTCAATGTTGATTCTGATTTAAAGGATTTTTTATCGGATGAGTCTTAAAAAACTTATTTGTATAAATAATACTGAATACTGAATACGCCGCCAAGGGGGGTGTATAGCTTAGGCTAGGTATTCAGACTTCGTTCATCTTATATTTTATATAAGACGGAAGTAGGAAAACTTGAAAACCTCTCACTATCCAGTGAGGCAAGCTAGTACCTTCTTTTTGGGTCAATAAATCCAGAAGGGAACGAGACCGACAGTTTACCGAAGGAACGCTATGAGAAGGGTGTACAACGAAAGTTGTATGTACGAAATCGATTAGAAAACTGGAGGAGAACCGATGTACTACAGAGGTATCAAACAAACTCCCGAAAATACTGCAAAGGACAAAAAGAAAAAGTCCGTTGCGGGAATTTATCGTGGGATTAAACATGATGCTATTAAATCTGACAAGTCTGCATCCAAGGTAAAATCACAAGGTGGTATTTACCGTGGTGTTAGACATGGTTAAGATTTAATCTTGTATCAAAAACAAGGGCAGATTTAACATCTGCCCTTTTTTTTAAAATACTAATGAGAGTAGTACAATACTACAAAGACATAATGAAGGTATCATGAATATACTAGTGTTCCATTCCCATGGTTTTAAGTCATCATTATTACCAGACCATATCTTATCTAATCTACCACTTTTCATCAATTTGTCTAGTGTTTTCATATTGTGTCATTTGTGTGACAATTGTGTGTCACATATGTGACATATTTATACAAATAATAATTTACAAAAAAGGGAAGACATTTCTATCTTCCCTTTTGAGAGGTGTTTGTAGTCTTTCTCATTCCTACATGGATGTTCGGTAATCAACCCTAGTCTGATTACACATTAGTCGACTAGTGACTTTGTGCAGATATTAGTTATCTGATACTTCTTTTATAAGAACCCAAACCTTTATTGTTTTCGTTCTCTCTCTTTTGTCTTCTGATTGCTTTATCTTTTTGCAATCTTCTAAGTTCTCTGCGAGTTTGAAAGAATTCTCTATCTTTTAAATCTTGCATTATATTTGCATTTTTTACTTTCTTTTTAAAAGTTCTTAATGCCCTATCAAAATTACCGTCTCTTACATATACAGTAAGACCAGTATCTTTTGGGCCAGTATAAGGTTTTCTTTTCTTTCTATCGAAGGATTTTGGTTTTTGGGGTCTTCGGTTATAATTTTTCATTATGTGTATTATACAGATGTAATCAATTTTTGTCAAGTCTCATATAAACAAAAAACCCACTACAAAAGTGGGCTTTTTGCCGTTCAGTAAGGTTTACTCGGTTGTTGCAACAACTGTTTCAACCCCATCGTGACTGCTGTATAAACTCCTTACTAAATATTGGATGACGATATTCTCTTATTCACCCAGAGTCCAATATAAAGTGTCCACGGACATCTAAATCTGCATCAATTTTCAACTCACACTTATAACTTATTCACATACTCTGTATATTGACCTTGCCGAAAAATGCTCGGAATATCTATCGTTCTTCCGACTACTTCCATGGTAAACGCTGAGTCTCGTCTCTGTTTTTTTACCACTTTTCCACACACATTCAATATCTCATACCCCAGGCTTAATCTTTCACCCAGACCTCGTATATCACCACTACTTGAATTAGGTTGATAATCTCTTATCCTAATAGGAGTACAATAAAATCTGATTTTTTTACCACCAGATGCCCTCATTAGTTTCCATGTCAAGTCCCCTTTAGCAATTAAGACCATTAACTTTCCGAACACATCTTAAACATGAAAACTTTCTAGTACAGATTATACTAGATAATAACGTCAACACATTTACCATTCCGTGTTCATCTACTTCGTTCAGTGGTTCGACCCACGGTCTCCAATCTTTACAAGGAGACGAACAAAGTACGGCAATAGTTAAATCAGGGTAGTGAAGTAGTTATTGGTTTTATTGAGTATTCCCACAATAAGAAACGACCCTTCGGTCAAGAAGGACTCTCACCACATGCTTCATCACATGACTCTACGAATTACAATAAGTCTTATGCTCTGTTTACTTTTATCAACAGACAGTTTGGATAGTTTACCATTTCAGCTACTGTGCCCTCGGCGACAGGCGGGACTCGAACCCGCATACTTCCACGACTTTTGAACTTTGTGACTGTTTTAATGGTAAAGAACCCCGAAGGTGTCATATGGACTAAATCCATACCAAGTAGGGTTTCTCTAATTTTTAAGTGTTCGCACCTCTCAAGCACACTTATAATTTATTCACTAAATTATGTATGTATTATATAGTAGTTTACATACTTTGTCAAATGTTTTTTTAGAATTTATTGTTATAAGAACAAGTATGATTAGAACTGTACCGAAACTCCACATCCACAAGAAGATACTTCATTTGGATTGATAATTTTAAAATACTCGTTTATTCCTTCTTTTATATAATCAAGAGTTGAACCTTGTAGAAAAGGTGTACTTGCATGATTTACTAATATTTTAAACTTACCGTAGTCTACCACATTATCGTCTGGATTGATATTATCGGCATATTCAATGACATACTCAAAACCAGCACAACCACCACCAGTGACACCCAGACGAATGTTTTTTTCATTAGAACATCGTTCCATAGCTTTTGTAATCGCTTCATCTGTTAATTCAATAACCGTATCCATTTGGGTCTTCCCACACTTGATTGTGTTTTCTATGTTTAGTTTTCTCTTCCCAATTTTCAATTGCCTTTTTAATACCTTCTTCTGCAAGAACAGAACAATGTAGTTTAATAGGTGGTAATTCTAATGCTTCTGCAATCTCTTTATCTTTTATTTGTTTTGCTTCTTCAATAGTTTTACCCTTTAACATTTCAACAAACATTGTAGAAGATGCAATTGCACTCCCACATCCATAAGTTTTAAATTTAACATCTGCAATAACATCACCTTCTAGTTTAAGGTCTAGTTTCATTACATCACCACACGCAGGCGCACCTACCAACCCAGTTGCAACATTAGGGTCGTTAGGGTCAAATCTACCCACACCATGTGATTTAGGATTTTTAAGAACATCCTCAAATCTGTCTACTACTTTATTACTATATGCCATACTACTATTTATAAGAATCGTGTAGTTGATTATATAGTAGTTCAATGTCTCGGGGACTGCCCGATTTCTTACACTCTATTTTTTATCTAGGTGGTTTCGGCCTTCCACCATAACAAGTATCGTTTTACTGCAAATCCCAACCCAACTACGTAAGAATTTCATTGCAATCATTGTTCGATGTTTACTCTAGTCTCACTACTATATGCCACGTCTTAATTGACTTTAACAACTAGAACATCTTTTCTGAGTCTCACAACAACCAACCAACTACGACTCTTCTCTACTTGTGATTTCTGGCGGTCTCTAGGGGAATCGAACCCCTACTTCATCTTAGACAGAGACAAGTTCTACCATTAAACTAAGAGACCAATGTTATTTATAAGAAAACCCCCGCCTCGGAAGGTTGCGAACCTATCTATATCTACGAGCGGGGGGTGAGTGTCTATCGACATTTGACTTTACGCCGTTTCTATATTACTGAATTTCACCTCTCTTTCTCATTCTTAATACAAATATTATACATGGTGAAACAAGAAATGTCAATACTTATTTTCAAAATAATATAAAAAAAAGGGAGAACCGAAGTTCTCCCCTTTTTGGTCTTTAAACCTAAACAGATTACGTTAAAATGTTAGTCACTTTAAATATTCTGTAGTAGAAGTTAGTTTTCACTGAAGCAAGACCGTTAGCAGGTGTAGAACCTACAAATGGGTTTGACGCCATTCCGTATCTTGTTTTGAAACCAATTC